TATGAATACACAATTGTGGTTAACCCTAGCCCTTCTCACGTTTTACACGTTCACCCACGAAAAATTATATATCGGCTAAAAGTAGAATGAAAGTTCATATAGTAGGAGCTGGTCCAACTGGGATGTCGCTTGCTTGGGAGATACTCAGGTCAGGTGATCACGATATCACAATATATGACAGAAAAACTTCAGCGGGTGGTTCTTGGTGGGAACCCACTGAAGAAGTTAGGGACTTACATGCCCATCGTATAGTGTTTGACAAAGCGTTTGTCAACACCCAAAGTCTTTTTAAAGAGATGGGAATCAAGTGGGGTGATATTTTTGAACCCGTTCAAAAAGATATTTATGGATTTATGTTCCGATCCTTGTCTTTGAAAGACTACGGAATCTTGACATCCCTTGCTACTAGGGTACTCACTAAACCTGAAAAGTACAAGACCACGTCCCTTAAGGATGCCCTAGGTCCTTTGAGTGAAGGTGGTCAAAGATTATTGGAACATCTACCCCTCATCATGGATGGTGTGACTTGGGATGTCATGTCTGCTTGGGAGTTTGTGAAAAGTTTTGACCATGTAGCCCTCTCTAAACAGTGTACCCAAAAGGTGTCAGGTAAAGTAATGTGTGATGCAATGCAAAAAGCCCTCGAAGATATTGGCGTTGAGTTTGAGTTTGAGAAAGAACTCACAAACGTTGAATACTTTGAAGATGGGTATACAGCTGATTTTTCTGACAGAACCAAAATTGGTGATGGAATGTTATTTTTGTGTTTGGACAACAGTCCAGCCATTAAACTATTGGGTGAAAACTGGGGACCAGATGCGGAGAAGAAAGTTCGTGATAGCACCTACGGTTGCATAAATGTTTTACTTGACTTTGATGAACCTGTTGAACTTGGAGATGATTTAGAAATTGCCGCCACGACAAAGTTGAATCTTCAACCAGTTGTTCTTTCAAATGAAAAAACTATATCATGTGTCATTTGTGACCTAACTGAAGACATTCTCACGACACCACCAGAAGAATTGAGAACCCTAGTCTTAGGTGAATTGGATGTACCTCTACCCAAAGAGATGAGGTTTGGATGGGGTGCACATTGGGATGGAGAGCGCTGGCAATTCTCCCAATCTTCGGGGGTCCTAAGCCTTCATGGTCAACTCCCATTCTTTGGTGAATGCCCTAACGTCGCAATGTGTGGTATGATGTCACCAAGAAATACCCCATACTCCAGCATTGAGGCAGCAGTTGAAGTCTCTCGGGCCCTCAGTCATAAATGCTTTGGAACTAGGGAACCCCTAAATCCCCTTCTTCTCACACAAGTTGTATCCATAACACTTTTAGTGCTTATAGTTTTAATTCTCATATATCGTAACAGAAACATATGAAGTTTCTAGCAAAAGTACATACACCCATGTATGACCATAACGATAAGAAATACATACGTTTGGTCATTCCTGAAAATTGTGCAGAAATAATAAAACGTGTACAGCTCAATAAAGCTTGGTTAGTAAAAAACAAACATTTGGACGATCCGCTAGATGGCAGGATTCTCACAGTAAAAGTTCCATTCCGTTATAGGAGAGTGATGTGTGAGGTCAGGGGTAAACCTATTCAATCTCTTATAAAGGATGATGAAGTTGAAGTAGAAGTAGATTTCGTGGGTGTTTGGAATATTGGTAATTACTCGGGTTTTTCATGGAAATTAGAGAGTTCTGTATTTTCTGTATAGTTCTTCAAGTGCATTTGAACCATTTTTTTCATCTTTATCATGGTCATGGTCATGGTCGTGGTCGTGGTCGTGGTCGTGGTCGTGGTCGTGGTCCACCCGGCGACGATTATCATTCTTTTGTTCAATATTACTATCTGTAGAGACACAAGATTTCTTACTGTCAATTATGTTTTCAATACCAGCTTCAGCAAACCCATTAAAAACAATGAGACAACCTTCTAGACGCAAAATCTCCTTTTTGGAAAATTCAATCACGGTCTCGTGGTCTTTAATATCTTTTTCGAACTTCTCAATAGATGCATTCAATCTATCAATGTTTTCCTGGACGTTAACCGGGTTAGACATATATTTACATAAAGTTTTACATCTTTAATATACTAAATGTTGACAAGAACTGGATACCTGGTAAGTGAAGGACCTATACAAGAAATTAAAAAGGAACTTACGGTAAGACCACAAGTCAACGGTGACTATGGATTTCCTCCACCGCCTTTCAAAGTTTTCAGACCAGCTAAGAATGGAGTCTGCGTTCCAAGATTCTATGGAACTTCTAAAGTTGGAGACCCCAAAGAAGACAAAAGACCTGAACCGGCTAAATCAAACGCAAAGTTCGTCGGACAACTCAGAGATGCAACCCATCAAAACGAAGCACTGGCAGCAGCAATTGAAGCAGGTCATGGTGTCTTGTCTTTACCATGTGGGTACGGCAAAACGACGGTATCCTTGGCCATAGCATGTAAGTTGGGATACCGTACAATGATTGTCGTCCATAAGCAATTTCTCGCAGACCAGTGGAAGGAGCGTATTCAACAATTTTGTCCAGGTGCTACGATTGGTATAGTTCAACAGGACAAAAAGCAGGTTGATTGTGATTTTGTTATTGCAATGCTTCAATCACTCTCATTGAAGGAGTATAGTTTTAGTGATTTTGATTCTGTAGGAACTCTCATTGTAGATGAAGCCCATCATATATGTGCCAAGGTGTTTTCTCAGTCCCTCTTCAAGATGTGTCCCAGGCATATCTATGGTCTTTCAGCAACCCCAGAAAGGAAGGATGGTCTCACAAAAGTACTTCATTGGTTTATGGGTCCAACATTTTTTTCGGTTGAGAGAAAGAACCAGGAACAAGTTGAGGTATTCCCAATTACATATGAATCCTTCAATTACAGAAATCCACCACCTTCAACGAGATTTGGAAAAGTTTCAATGCCAAACATGATTACAGAAGTTGTTGAAGATAGGAAAAGAAATCAAATGCTTGTTGAACTTGTGAAAAAGGCTTCTGCTGGTACAAGACAACTTCTAGTCCTAAGTGACCGTAGACAACATTGTGAAATGCTTCATCAGTGCTTCCCAAAGACTTCGGGTCTTTACATGGGTGGTATGAAGGAGGCTGACCTCCAAGCATCCTCCAAGAAAAAGATCATCTTTGCCACATTCTCACAGGCACACGAGGGTCTAGATATTCCAACCCTTGATACAGTTATTCTCGCTTCACCAAAGTCTGATATCACCCAAAGTATTGGACGCATCATGAGAGAGACAAAGGGTAAGAAGAACAATCCACACATCTATGACATTCATGACCCATGGTCTCTCTTCACAGCCATGTATTACAAACGAATGAAGGTGTACCGTCAAGGTGGTTTTAAAATCCATGGTAAACCCGTTGAGGAAAAGAAGCCAGACTTCCCTCAGGGAAAGTGTCTGTTTTTATAATCTAAACAATAATTAAATGTCTGGTGCATTAATACAACTCGTATCCAGGGGTGTACAAGATGTTTATCTTAATAGCGAGGAGGGACATTCTTTCTTTCGTATGAAGTTTACGAGGCACACAAACTTTTCTCAAGCTCCAAAGTTCATCAAGACTGTTACAGATAAAGATCCTGTTTTTACCATTCCAGTTTTGGGTGATCTCGTGAATTGTCTGTGGTTTGAGGGTGTTGATAAAAACTCCAACGTCTCTTCCAATCTTCTTTACAATTCCACTATTGATCTTTATATTGGGGGGCAGAAGATAGATTCTCAACACTACGACTATTACGCAGACATATGGCCCAACTATTTGGCTGATACGCACACAAAAGCTCAAGAACTTACCAATAAGGCGAGTATCTCTCACAGAAACTTTCAACCCCTCCACTTCTTTTTCTGTGATCATGGAGCATTTCTACCCATTGTATCACTCGCACATCATCAGGTTGAACTTAAAATAAATTTTGATACAGCGAGTTTAACTGGTTATGGGGAATCTCAAAAACGCATCAACGTATATGCCAACTACATATATTTGGACAAAGAAGAAAGAGAGTCCATGGTCAAGAGACAGATGGACTTTGTCATCACACAAACTCAGAAAGTTGAGTACCCTGTTTCTAATGTATTTAATAACGAGATAGAATCTGGTGGATACAATGATTTGGATATATCTTACTTCAATCATCCTGTTAAATCTATCTTTTTTGGATATAGTGCTACTGATACCGATCCCACAAATGACCGCTTCACGTTTAAGAATGCTGATATACAAATCAACGGCACACCGTTACTTGAAAATATGTCTCCTACGTATTTCCACACAGTCCAAAATTACTACAAGTCTAAATACGGTGTATCTGATTTTAGAGTTGATTCGGAGGATCTTATGTATACCAGATACTTCGCCTATCACTTTGGACTGAATGCATCAGACTATAACCCATCGGGTACTTGTAACTTCAGTAGGCTCGATAATGCCAAACTTATACTCAGGGGTGTAGAAAAGGGTATACTTAGAGGAGACCAGAACGAAATCAGTGTATTTGCTGTCAACTATAATGTTCTCAGGATTAAGGATGGATTGGCCGGAATTTTATTCGGAAACTAAAGTATAAATGGGTAGAACGGCTAGGTTCGAACAGATCTATGTTGCAAGTCTAGAAGCTGAACCCGT